CTAACCTCATATGGATAGAAACCATACTCATCTAAATCAACAGCATATATGTCTCCACGATAATCCTTTATAAAATTTTTTTGATTAGAACCTATAAAAGAATAATCAGAATCTCTTAGAACTATATCTTCGTATAGAATATTATAATCTTGGATGCTTGTAACAAAATCACCGTTGATAAATTCTGATTCATATATCAATGAGTTACCATCCCACTTCAAAGTAAACTTGGGAATCTTTACTCTATTGAAATTTTCTTGTTGCAAACGTTTTAGATCTTCATACTTATCATGCTGATCCAATCCATCAGCAAAAAGAATTTCTTTTCGCAGAGTTAGAGTATACACAACATTGTCACCCTTTCCATCAATAATTTTACGAGAGTATGTCAATCCTCAGGTGCTTTCTTCTTACCAATATTATACTTAGTTTCTAGTATCCAGTTACTCTTATCTTTATAAGATATAACTTTGATTTGATTTAGTGGTGCTATGTCAATAACCAACTCTGCATCTTTGAGAGTAACTAAACCCCAATCAGAAAGAAGTTGAATAATTCTATTCCTTCTTTGGACATCATTGATACTTAGGTTTGCTTTCTTACCATCAAGTGCAAACAATTCCTTGAAGTGGACAATATAATACTTGCCCTGCTTATGCAGTATATGACATGATTGATATAACTTCTTTTCTTTTCTAGACGCTACGCCAATTCTTGTAAGGGTTTCTCTAACCTTTAAGAAATCATCTGGTTCTGATAATAATACTTCCACCATTTTTTCAGGTGACCACAAGTATTCAGGTTCCATCCCACTCATCTCAATCCTCCAGTTTCAAGTTTACTTCTAATAAATGTAATCTGTTCTTCGGTTAGAAGGGGGAGAGCTTGTCTTGCTTTTTCATTACTATAACCATAGTATGATTTAATCAATTCAAGATTCTTCAATTCTTCTTTTTTCAACCAAGGAGAGAATCTCTTCTTAGACCTGAGAGTATTTAGATAAAAGTCATATTGTAACTTCTTATCAAGATTAGGATTTATATTCATTTCATTAGCATACATGATGCAATCAAGATGACCTGACATACATCTATTAGTAACGTATGGAAGATACTTCTTTTCTAGAAGTGGATCTTCATCAATAAGATTTTTCTTTGTTGAGTTGATTGAGTTCAACCAATCTTTCAATTCAGTCATGACAATTCCTTAATTCCTCAATTTTATCTCTCCAATATTGACGATCTTCATCAGAAATCCAAGGATTATGTAAATGAACATAAGCATATTGTAACCATTTCTCACGATCCCAATCTCTTTTTGGTCCTAGGTGATCTTTGAGTGTCATCTGTTTATTATACGTTCCTTCATATCCTTTGTCCAGTTATCATAGTAACCAGTCTTCATCAATTCTTCTCTAGCATCCTCTAAAGGTTTTCTTTTCTGCACTATCATCATACAGAGTTCACCTTCATTTACAACAACACCACCAACATCCTCTATAAGATCTGGATGCTCTTCAAGAAATAAAAAATCAGGAAACTCTTCATTGAAAGAAGCAGCTAGTCTCTGCAGTTCACCACATCTAGGTAACATAGATTCTTGAAAAAGATATATTATAACTTCCTTATCCCATTGCTTTATATCCTTACGTAACTCACGAAAGGATATGAATTCTTTTACTTCTACATTACCATCTAACCATGCCTTCTTAGCGTAAGGACATGGTGGTAGGTTATCAAAAGCAGAATTAGGTTTACTTAGAAAATCAAGTATCCAGTCTTCTATTTTTTGGTTGGATGATGATTCTATTGTTGTCATAATCAGGAATAAATTCAAGTGGGATATCATGTTGCCAACATAACTCTTCGTAAAGAGTATTCAATTGACGCATGTCATCATATAAATCAGGGACGGTCATCAATAACCACCATAGGGATCATTGATTGTATCGTACTCAGAAAGAAATTGTTTCTCCTTTTGAAAGTATTCTTTCATGGATGATGATACATCAGGTGGTGGTGGACTCTTATAACCATTTCTTTTCTTCCACTCATTATACATTGCTCCCATCTGCCATGATTGAGCAAGACTCTTAGGTCCATTCCTAAGTAACTCTTCTTGTTTTCCTGTGTAATAAGGAATAGATTCTTCTCTCCAATTGGAGTCGTCCCATAGTTTTTCCATTAGTGGTCCTCTACAAAATCGGGGCATAACATTGCACCTGCTAATTCTCTAGCAGATCCATTATGTTCACATAGTTTTTTCATCCAGATTCTTTCCTCTAAGGAAACTGGAACTCCACCTGTTGTAATAATCCTACAACAAATGTCAGTGAGTTTTAGTCGATACTTAGTTGAGATCATAGTTGAGCAATACTAACTCTTTTCTATTTTTTTGTGCTTTAGTATATGTAGATGTGGATCGCATTGTGTATGTATGTTCATACTCAATAGCCTTCCAATCACTGAATCTATCCCTCACTAATTGTGAAGAATTGTAGCTTACTAAAAGATCTTGACGACACTCACCACATTTTTCAGAGAAGTCATCATGATCAAAGTACCTGTGCATGTCACCCTTCTTACCATACAAATGAGATCCTATCTCATAAGGTGGATCAAGGTATATGAATGCGTCCTTTACTTTAGTTTGAACACCACTCAATAAAAAATCATATGAGTAGTTTGTAATCTTCCAGAACTTTATTAGTTCTTTATATCCACTAAGCTTTTCAATTCCCCTGATGGAGAAATTTGATTCTGAAGCTTGTGCAGAAAAAGAACTCGACTCAGTGAGACCAGAAAAACTACACTTATTGACAATATAAAAACTGACTGCACGGTGTTGATCGGATAGTGAACTATCTCCAACTTCTTCTTTAGCAGTTTGAAATAATTCTTTTGCTTTATCTCTGTCATTGTTTTTTGTTTTTATTTCTAATAATTGTTCCTGTAACAAATCACCTCTGATCTGTACTTGATTCCAAAAATTATATAAGGGTTCATACAAATCATTTACCCAAACAAGTATATCTGGATATTGTTTTGTTACCCACAAAGCAACAGAACCACCTCCTAGAAATGGTTCTCTAAACTGATAGTAACCATTCAAGTCAGGAAAGAACTGACTCATCTTGGTTATCGCTCTACTTTTTCCGCCTGGATATCTTAGAGGAGTCTTTAGGCTTTTCATTGCTATAGACTCCAGAGTTCCAAAGAAACACGTTCAACCATAATAAAGATAATAAAAGAATTAGTAATTCAAAGATAGGTATTGGGATCAAAGTAATCCTCCAATGTAATTTTAGGTTCCCATGATAATAATATATTTGCTCTCTCTATATTAGCAAGAGTTTCTCTTGCTTCACCTGGTCGTTCAGGAATATTTACAGTATTGTCAGAGATATAAGACGCAACTTCATTGACAGAATGATTTACACCTGTACCAACGTTTACAACCATACCAGAATAATTTGTCATCATGGCATTCATGTTAGCTTCTACTACATCATTCACATGAGTAAAGTCTCTACGTTGTTCTCCGTCTCCAACTATAGTCAACGGTTCTCCACGCTTTGCTTGTTCCTCGAACAGTCCTATCACTGGTGCATACTGTCCTTTTAGAGGTTGACGAGGACCGTAAACATTGAAGTACCTCAGTGTTATAGTTCTCAGTCCATGCAGTTTGAAATACATGTGACATAATGATTCAGCTCCTACTTTACTTGCAGAGTATGGGTTGAGACAATCAGGTGTCATGTCCTCCTGTAATGGTGGCTCATTTGCCAAACCATAAGAAGAAGATGTAGATGAATTTATAAATCTACGAGCACCTACTTGTCTAGCACATTCTAACATGTTGTATGTGCCTAGGTAGTTTGTCTCCAAACATTCCCTAGGATTCTCCATAGCAACTTGTATTCTACTATGTGCTGCTAGGTGGAAGACATACTCAACGCCATCAAACAAAGGACGGCAAGTATCGAAGTCTCGTATATCGACAACATGATTTTGAGCGTAGTCATCATACCAATTAAAAGCGTCGTTTGATTCAGCAGACTCGTTATCTATAACAACAACCTCATGGTTGTTTTGTAATAACTTACCTACTATGTGGGATCCAATAAATCCTGCTCCACCTGTAACTAAACATTTCATTTTACTAATTCAACCTGTAATGGTTTATTCAAAACATCCACGATTCTTATATAGGCATAAGCAGTAAAGACTTGTGGAACAATAAAGGCTATCATTGCAATAACCCAGAAAAAATAGTAATAGTTTTCTTTGTTTTGTGTTCTCATTTGAATTCGCAACTACACATAATTTCAGTTAGTGCTGCCAAAAGATTTATCTCTTGGTCAGCAGCAAAAGCAGATTGATACTGATACTTAGCAATGATCAGTACTGCTTCTGGTATGGATTTAGGTTTCATGTATTCATAGACTGAATCATAAACCTTCCTTAGTATAACACTAGGATCATTATCTAGATTCTGAACTATCCATTTCCTAACATTTGGAAACTCTTTTGCTTTCAAGTAACCAACAAGTTCCTTGACGTTTACATTATCTAAGTTGGCAAGTATACCAACATCTATCTTTCCTCCTACAGAATATCTCTGACATTCATTTAGAACCCTTCTCCAATCAGGGAAATACTTATTGATGAGTTCCGCTATAACTTTCTTATCACCCTCTACATTCTCTTTCTCAAGAATATCATTTATTCTTTTGAAGAACTGTGCTGCGATTGATGGCTTATCCTTTCTACCAATACTAAAGTCAATAACAGAGCACCTACTATGGAGAGGTTCAATGATCTTGTTCTTATAGTTGCAGGTGAAAATAAATCTACAGTTTTTGTAGAAGGTCTCAATATTCGCTCTAAGGAGGAGTTGTACGTCGGAAGTGGTATTGTCTGCTTCGTCGATGATGATGACTTTATGCTTTCCTTCAGC